TACCTGGTCCAGTGACACTGGGTAGGTCTCCATAACGATCCACATACCAACTGATCACTGCACGATACCAGTTTTGACTGTCATGGTGTGCTTGCTTGTTGAACTGCCAAATATTATTGTTGGTGGCTTGCATGGTGCTGAGTGCTCTAGCACTTTCAGTTTGCAACTGCCTCAGTGTGAGATCATTTATATCCAATTTTCATAAACCTTGAATATTTTTCTAATTTTAGTTCGCCTAAAAATAGTGTGTTTGTGACAGGTGTCATCACATCGAATTCATCAAGACTGCTGGCAGTGCTAACATGTTCTTCAAGATCTTCATAGTCATTGCACTGTACAATCATAAGTTTGCCCTTGGGAATACTGCGCCACCATTCACTGTAGTTGGGTATATGCTCCATGCTGGTGTTGATGATGGTGTCAGGAAAGTCTCGGAGACCGCAAGTACTGCCATCACTGCGATTCACTGTGTAGTGATGTTCTCTGTAATCAATACCCATAATGTCTTCAGTAACTGCTTTGAAACGCCAGTCTTGCATTACCCAAGGTTTGTTGAATATTTCTGCAATGGGCGCACACAGAGGATCAATATCAAAACTACGAATTTTTTCTATGCGAGCTCCGCTTTCAAACAACATTGTAGCCAGTGTACCATACCAACCTGCACACAAAAATACTGTGCCAAGGTCCACAGGCAACTTGTTCAACTCTCTGACCAACCACAGTTTGCTTTCAAGTTGTCCTCTGCTAAAACAATCTGCATCATAAAAGTGTTCAGTTCTCATAAGAGTTTTGAACGCTGTGGTAAAGTTTGTGTCAGTGTAGTCTGCTAGTATTCTAAATATGCTCCAAGGATCAGTGAGTGTGACTGCTTTGCGCAAATCTTCATAGTCAATTATTTTGAACAAACTGCTGATGTTTTCGTTGCATATGGCTTTGCGAAGATTTAGTTTACTGTCAGTCCAGTCTTGAGGTGTGATACCTGCGGCACCCAACATGATGCCTTCTTCTACCAATCTAAAAATGCTGAAAAGATTTTGTTCAATTACTGCTTTGCGCAATTCGTCATGTTGATCACCCAACAGTCTGAATATGCTGTGCATGTTTTTTTCCATGACTGCTTTGCGCAGTTCGTCGTATTCACTGCCGCTCAGTCTAAAAATACTGGCGAGATCTTGGTCTACAACTGCACGTCTAAGGTCACTGATTCTAGTGTCGTCAGGGTATAGCAGTTCGTATCTGTCCAACAATACATCGGGTTCAATCATACGTCATCTTTTACTGCGTTGAACTTCTTTTTGAGCCAAGCAAAATCATTGATTTTGTTGAGACTTTTTTCATCCATTTTGTAGTGTTCACCAAAGTCTCTGCCTTGATTGGCTCCCATGAGTGCATATTCGCCATAAGGTCTGTCTTTGCCTTTGGTGCACCATATATCCAATCTATACTTGTTGTCTATGTTGTCACCGCCTGGAATAATACTGCTGGCAAGTTTTGTACATTCTCTGAACGCACTTTTCCAAGTATCAAATGGGCTGGTGTTGAACGCTGTTACGTTGCTGATTTCCATTTGTGCTTTGAAAGGACATCCAATTGTGGTGGTCATGTCAATGTTCCAGTTACGTGCATCCAATAGTGCTTTGCGTGGAAACAGTTTTGCGCCGCCATATCCATATATAAGATCATTCACAGGATTGAGACTGCGCCACACATGCACACAGTCTGTTTCCAATACATTGGGATATACTTCTCGGTTTTTGTTGGGCTTGAATTCAAATGCAAAGTTTTCGCTGATCACTGCATCAGCATCAATCACATAAAAGTGACTGGTCTCAGCTACCTTTGCCGCTGCCTGGTGCGCCGCAAATATTCCTTTTACGCCTTGTACACGTTTTGCAAAAGGCGCAAACATTTTTAGTATTTCAAAATTTTCATCAGCATATTCTTCATGATAGCTGATCTGTACTACATCAAGCATTCTTTCTCCATTCAGCGTATATTCTATCTCCGCTGTCATAGTCACAGAACCACACTGTACATCCATGTTGTTCTGCTAGTTCGTAATTTAGATCAATGGTCCATGGAAAAAATTCAACATCAGGATTGTTTTGCCATGGACTTGATCCTGTGCCTGGATTTTGTCTCCAGTATATGATTCCGTGTTCTCGCACAAGGCTTACAACTTTAGCAACTTGTGCTCTAACTGTGTCTTCGCTACCAAAGTTCAAACTACTGAGGCACAATACACTGTCATACAGTTTGCCCTTGTTGTCAAACTCTTCTAGTGTGACCATTTCATCTGCACATTCATTTGCAGGATCAATGCCCCATAGATTGTCTCTGTGAGGCTTGAACAAGTTGTGTCCACACCCTACATCTAAGATATGATGGTCTTCGGGTATTTTGTCCAGCAATGCCCATCCACTATACTTGAACTTGGTATAGTCGGGTTGCCAATCATTTTCACCAAAGTGTATTTGCAGTTCACGTTTTTTCATTCGTAGATAAAAGGATCTTTGTCTCTGAGTTCTTTTATTTTACGCTTCATAGCTCTTTTATTTTTATAGTAATTCCACGGAAATGTCAAGTAATATTTTATACGGGCAAGCATACTTTTACTCCATACTTTGCGCTCCAACGCTCGGCATCTTCACGTGTATTTACAAGTGGCTCACCCTTGACGTTGAGGCTGGTGTTCAACAACATAGGACAACCAGTTTGTGCATACCACTGCTCTAGCAAGCCTCTGAGTCCATGAGTATCTCCCGCAGGTACTGTCTGAACTCTGCTTGTGTTATCGTAGTGGACGATTGCTGGAAACGCATCAGGTCTTTTACACGTCGAGACGTATTGCATAAAGCTACCTGTTTTGCCGTCGAAGTATTCTTCAGCATGTTCTTCGAGGATTGCTGGTGCGAAAGGTCTGAAACTTTCACGCTGTTTGATGCTGTTGACAAGGCCCTTGACATCATCTCCGCGGGGATCAGCAAGAATACTACGGTTGCCAAGAGCCCTAGGACCAAACTCAGCACGACCTGCCGCAACGGCAGTGATCCTGTTGGTGTGTAATTGTTTGAGTATTTCATCTCTAGGATATTCTCCTTGTATGTTATGTCCAAGGAAAGCATGATCCATGTACATAAACTGTTTTTTATGTGCTAATACACAACCTATTGCACTGCCAGCATCACCTGGATTTGCAGGCACATGCACATTAGGAAAAAATAATTCTGCCAGTGGATTGGCTACACAGTTGAGTGCGCACCCTCCTACCAGTACAATGCTATCGTATTTGCCATCTGTCATGAAGTACACACTGCGTACTAGCTCAACAAAAACTTCTTCGTATATTTTTTGAACTGCGGCAGCAATGTCAGCATAGTCTTGAGGAGTGTTTAGATCAGGTCTCCAATCTCTACAACCTCTGTGACAATCACGTTTGAATGTGGTGTAGGGATGATAGCTAACAGGTGTTGATTCAAAAAAGTCACGCTTGATGTCCTTGTACAGTCTATCTGAATTGCCAACCGCTGCCATGCCCATGAGAATATATTCATGTTCTTGAGGCTTTAGTCCTATGCGCTGTGTCATAGCACTGTACCATATGCCCAAACTGTGAGGATAGTTTTGATGCCATATGCGTTTTAGTTTACCCTCCTCGCCAGTCCAAGCACTGATGGTTTCCCATTCACCTATACTGTCTATGACCAACACCACTGTACGTTCCCAAGGTCCTGTGTAGTAACCATAAGCGGCATGACTGAGATGATGACTGGTCGTGCGGCATCTAGGTGCGTTGTTGATCCATTTGCGCAAGTATGCTGTAGGCGATTGTTTGCCCAACAAGTTGTACTGTTTGGCATACAGTTGTCGTGTTTTTTTGAGCCAAGGTCGTTCGTAAAAATAGATTTTTTCAGGCTTGCCATACAAGTCTACAGCTTCTTCAATCAACAAACTGTCCAAGTTTTTGTCGTTCTTGATTCTGCTGTAGCGTTCACTGTGTGCCGCAAACTCTAATCCATCTTCACTGAACACAGCCAAACTAGCATCATGACTCATGCCAGTCCAGCCCCAAGTTACCTTACTCAAGCTCACCTTTTGCTCTCATTTCTGCACGTATTTTTGTAGCACTGATATCATGTATGTCTTTGCCCAAGTCATGTTCAGTAAATGTATAGCCTACACCTCTACCATAACCAATGTCTACAATGTTGGGTACGCTGATTATTTCATATTCCTCGCCGCAGGTATATCCATGCACACCCAGTCCACGCTCAATGTTTTTTCTTACCTGTCGATAGCTGAACGGATTATCGTCTTGTGTGACTGTGCGTCCTGCACCTGCATCTTCACCAACAATACCTCCAACATCTCTGATCATGATACAAACTTGACCAGTTTCTGCTAGACAGCGTTTGAATAATTCTGTGTGTCCATCATGCCAAGGTTGCCAACGACCCAGCATTTGCACTGTGGGCTTTTTCCAATCAAACATCGTCTTGCTCCATCTTCCAAGCCGCATATCCCACTGTGGTTGTACTGCGCTTTTTCATCCAGCGTTCAACAATAGGCACCAACTGTTGATGTGTATCATCAAACCATTGGGCTACGTGATAATCCACATGCGCTGTATAAGGACGTTCAAACATTTTGTTTGTGTCCTCATATCTACCTT